GCAGGAGGAAGAATGCGAGACGTTGCATTGAGAGTTAACGATCATCAAGTAGGGGGAAGTCATTACAAGTCTTTAAAGATTCAGCCCATAGAGTACATCATGGCTAACAACTTAGGGTACTGCGAGGGGAATATTATCAAGTACATCACTAGGTGGAAAGCTAAGGGAGGTATCGAAGACCTCCGCAAGATCAAACAGTATGTAGATTTTATTATAGAAAACGAGATGAACCCCTCTGAGTGAGGGGCTAGTCTTTTCTTTTTTCTTCTCTTTCTAAAAAGTCTTCTATTCCTCCACCAAAGAAATTGTAATACATATCTCCGACACCAGGAAAACTTTTAAAATTCTTTTTATCAAGATCAGACCAATCATATCCCTGCAGTATTAACTCATCTAGTATTTTCCCTTGATCTGTTGCAAAATCAGCAACACTTAAAATAGCGGGAGATAAAGAACTTTGTACAAACTTTTTTATTTCAAGGTCTTCTAATTGATCTAAGCCATACAAAGAAGTTCCCATCATTGATAAAGCGTAATTGCCAAAGTGATCAGGTATTCTTTCAGTTTCAAATCCTCTTCCTCTAATAGCGTTTCTAGCTTCTTGAACAACAGACTGTCCACCTCCAACTATAACAAAATAAGCTAAAGCGTTTTTACCTGCTGTTTTAAAATTTCCTTTTTTTACTTCATCATAAACACTGTCTTGCAATAATTGTATTTGTTTTAAAGTAAAACTTTTTAATTGATAAAATATTCTGCCGTTAGGTGATGACAAATAAGATTGAGGCATATCGCTAAGAGATATAGGCTGAGAACCAGACAACTCATTCCATAGTAATAACTTAGTATTTTCTGTTACTTTTCCTGCTTTTAAATCATTAACCAAACTATCAAATTCATCACCAAATGTTTCTCCCCACTGCTCTTTAAATTTCTTTAATCCTTTTTCAGACTTTACTAATCTTGTACCTTTGTTCCAAGCTCCTTGAATTAATGAATTTTTTCCAAATCGATCTACTGCTCTAAATCCACTATACTTAAATAAAGTGTCTTGAAAAGATTTAGCAAAACCTTTTATATCAGATAAATCTGTAGCAATGTGATTTGCTAAACCAAAGTCTTTTGTATTTTGTACGTTTCTTCCTAGAACTGTTTGAAGAATTGCTTTCCCGCCATCCCCTCCATATCTATATATATTGGTAAGTTGATCTGCAAATTGTATAAAAGCAGAAGCAGGATTACCAAGAAGCAAACTACTGGCAACAGATCTTAGTTGTTGAAAAAATCTAGCGGGAGTTTTTTCTCCTTCGTTAAATCTTAAATTAACAATTTTAGTTAATTCCTCTATATCGCCAATCACCTTTCCTTCTGATTGAAGTTCTCTTAACATAGATCCAACGCTTTTAGATGCATCAAATTTTTTTCCATCGCCTACTTTAGTTTTATTGCCTTTAAAAAATTTATATTTTTCAACATGATTTATTGTGTTATTTATATAATTTGTTAAAGCGTCAGAAGCATTGTCGGGATAAAATTGCAAAAGATCATCATCTAATGTTTCTAAAACTCTTTGTTTGCCAGAGCTAAATCCACCAACAGCAGAACGCCCGATTGGAGCTTCAAACAAATCTGTAAATACTGCTGCTTTTTGGGCTTCAGTTAACTCGTCTATTGATTGTTTATTTAATTTTTTTGCTTCTCTTTTTAAAGCTGCTTTATACATTGGCGTTCTTACATCGCCAAAGGCATGAAGAAGTTCATTAATTAAAATTTTTCCTCTAGGAAAATAACCTTCTAAAAAATCTAATCCATTTTCAAAAGCTTCGTTACCATACATATGCATATCATTTAACACATCTTTGGTTTGTTTCATTGTTTCTTCAACAGTCATAGCGTATTTTTGCTGACCATCATTTACTACAAAAGATCCTTTGCTTGTTTTTCCTGTAGGAATAATCCCTTTAGTAGTAATTGAGCTTATTCCTGCATCTTCTGCAAGTTTAGTAGCTCCCGCCCAATCTTTATTTTTAAGGCGTTTTGTAAACTCTGTTTGAACATCTTTAGAAAGTTTGCTAAACATTATTTGAAAAGGTCTTATTCTTTGCATCATTTCTTGAGATTTAACAGAAGAATCCATTTCAAACTTTTGCAATCTTTGAGCAACGGCAGGGCTATATTGTTTTACTTTTCTTATCGTAGTGGTAATAAGTTTATTTGCTAAATCGTTTTTAACTGCAGACGCAGAATTTAAAGCGACCTTTGTATCTAACACAACTTTATCTACTTCTATATTCCAGGGAATATCTAATTTTGTATTAGAATTAATAACTGCATTTTCTACTTGATCTCCAGTTAAACCAAGTCTTTTAGATGCTGCTAATAACAACCCTTCGTCTTCTACAGAACCCGATGCTTTTAACTCCATCATTTTGCTATTAATAAGATCCATAGTTTCTTCTGCTGAAGCAGCTGTGTTTGGATTTTTTTTAGAAGCAATTTTTGCTTTTAATTTATTAAAAGCAGGAGAGACTTTTTTAGATACTAAAGGTGCTGCAGTTCTAAAAGCTTTTACTGCTGCGGGAGTTAAAACAGCACCGCCCACGGTGTAAGCAAGAGTACTTTGTAAATCAATCTCACCTTCTTCTGCTAACCCTCTTGCAGCTTCAAAACTACCTGCGACTAAACCGCCTATTCCTGCCATTGCTTTGTAACTTTGCCCTACAGGAAGAAATGTTGTAGGGTCTGCTAATGCTCCTCCTAATGCTCCTAAAAATCCTGCACCGCCCGTTGACTGACCCGATTCTGCAAGCCTAGTTAACTCAGGATATTCTTGAATTTGTTTTTGATACCTTACTTTTTGGATTCTTTCTCTTCTTTGATCTAAATTTAAATCCATAAAGTCATTGCCATATAATTCTGTAGGGGATGCGTACAATCCCTTCCCCGCAGTATTAAATAAATCTATCCTACCAATTGGCATCCAGGCTTCAGCAGCAATATCTGCGTTCTGCAAAAAAGATTCTGTGGTATCAAACTCATACTTCATTTTTTCAATTGCGCTAAATCCGTCCATCTGAGCCTTGTTTAACTCATTGATTTGATCTTGAGTTGGCTCAGTTGATTCTTGCGTAACTGACTCTTGACTAACTTCACTAACTGGTTGTCCAAGAATTTCTTTAACTTTTGATTGAATGACAGCAGGATCAGTTTCGTCAGGAAACAGAAGCGTTGTACCATCTGGAAGTTTTGCCTCTATTGTCATAATAGATTTCCATCTTTGTCAAAAGTCATTGTTTTATTTGTTGAAATTTCTGATGGTAAAAGTCCAGAAGAAAGTATTAATTTTAAATCATTTAATAATTCTTTTTGGTCGTCTTTAGGTGCATCATCTATTTTTTCAAACTCTTTTCTTAATACAGCAATGCTTTGAGCATACGATTCATTATTTCGTTCACTATAATTATGAAGCATATCAATAAGAGCATCTTCCCCAGTTTTGTTATTACCTGTTGTCATTTTATATATATTATATCTTTGAAATATTTTTTCTTTTTTTAAAGCATCTTTTAAAATTGTTGCTCTTTCCCTAGTAAGATTAGGAACATCTCTATCTCTGTTTGTAGAGGTTCTTCCTGCTTCACCAATAACATTTATTTGATCTCCAGTTTTTTTATCAAAGCTTATAATCATGTTCTTACCAGTGTTTTTATCAAACACTGTGTATACGCCTATATCTTGTTTAATATTATTTTTAAATTGATTTTCAATTATACGCAGTTGATCTAAAGGTATATAAGAATCTTGGTTTTCTAACACCTTAATATAAGGATTATCTGGATCATCCTGTAACATATTTTCAAGAAGACTACCTTTTAAAATATTAGCAGTATTTTTATTACTTTCTAAATCCGCTAAACTTGTTTCCCTATCTTTTTGTTGTTGTTGAAATGTTGTAAGTGAATTTTGAAATGCTCTTTGATTGTTTTCAAAAGATTGTTCTGATCTTTCTGCACTGGCTATTGCTCTTTCTTCAACATCTCTTGCTCTTTGATCAGCTTCATCTTGCCGTTTTTGAGTTCTTAGTCTGTCTTCTGCAATTCTTTCCCTATCGGTTGTTTCTCTTTGCATTTCTAGCGCAGCTTGTCTTAGTGTAGCAGCGCGTAATGGGTCAACAGATTGAATAGCTAATGCAGCATCTCGAAGACCTGTTGGTGAATTTAAATCCATTCCTGCGAGAGACTCTTGCAATCTTTCTTCGCTACTTCTTGGGTCAATACCAAGCATAGGTTGTACTGCGCGTTTAAGATTCTCTTGACGCTGAACACCATACTGACCTGCAATCTGTGCAAGCGGAGATAAAGCAGCAGCCCGACCTTTAAGTCCAGAGGCAAGCAATTGACCTTGTAGCATACCTTCCTTTAAGAGCTTGTCTTCTCTTTGCTCAGGAGTGCTTATAATATCTGCAAATAATGATTGTATATTAATAGGCATTTTTACCTCCGAGTTATATTGAAAAGATTGTTAGCGGTTTTATTGTTTAAAATATTTCCAAGTGACCCACCAAACCCAAACTGACCAGTGCTAGGGTCTATTTCACCTGCTGCTCTTCTCATTGCTTCATTTAATATATTATTATTTAAAACTATATCTGCATTAGACTCATTACCTACGGTAGGCGAAGATCCTGTTGCAACTTGTGCTGCTGCTGTTTCTTGCTCACCTTTCAACAAATCAAACAAACCTTGGAATTGCTGCTGTCTTAAAGCATTAGCTAGTGCATTATATCCTAGCTGTGCTTCTAATGTAGACTCCGCAAGACCAGTACCTAGTCCTAGACCTGTGGTTCTTAGGGCTGATTCTAATCGAGAAGCCTCTAATCCTGGCATCAACGAAGAGATTAATTGTTGTTGCGGTAGGTAAGAAGACTGCAAAGCTTGTAGACCTAGATCACCCGCTAGTCCTGTACGACCTCGCATCTCTTGTAGTCCCGCAAGAGTCTGAGATGATGTTAGTGCTTGCTCATCTCTAGCCTGTTGCATTGCAGCTAGTGCGTTTTGTGCTTGCTGCTCTTGTATGGCTTTCTCTAGTGCGAGTCCTTCTGGCGTTCCACCAAACATAGATGTCTCTACACCCAGACGACCTTGGCTTGCTAGTCTTTGCTCAAGTCCTAACCTTGCACGTTCTTGCTCTGGAGCTTGTGCAGCCTGTAGTGCAGTGCGTATCTCTGCTTCTCTTGCCGACCTAGCTGCGGGAGATTGTGTAAGCATACCTATGAGATTAGACTGCTCTGTCTCTCTTTGGGCAGGATCACTCAAGAATCCAAATGCTTGTTCGCCAAACCCTGTTAGCTGCTGCCTGACTCTTTCCTGCTCTGGAGTCATGCCAAGAGTAACATCTCCTGCACCTGATACAGTCGCTCCTCCTGTGGGAGTAGTTACGGTAAAAGGCTTGAATGCAGACTGACGGCCTATCTCGCCCATCAATCCACCCGCAAGAGTAGAAGGCGGTCTATCACCATAGACAGTTCGTAAGTCTTGTTCACCTAATTTCTGAACATCTCGGATGATAGCTTCCTGCGCTGCTGCACCGCCCAACGCACCAATCAAACCTCGATTATCCATAAACATTTTTTGCATATCTTCGAGAGCCATTAGTAAGTACCACCATCTATAGTTGATAAGCTAACCGTACCAGTAGCTGTTAAGTTAGCTACCGTTACAGTACCAGTAAAAGTAGGCGATGCGCTATTAGATTTGCTGTTTACTGCTACAGCAATGGCATCGTAGTCTGCTCCAATTTCTACGCCCTTAATTACCTTGGCAGGATTACCGCTGACCATGGAGTCTTTAGCAGCGTAGTTCGTCAATTTAGTGTAATTCGACATTTTATACTATCCTTCCCATAAGGGCTTGAATGTTAATCTCTTGTATTGCAATGGGTTTACCATCAATTGTAGTTTCCGCGCCAATCGCTACTACCGTCCCTTGTCCTGACGCATTAATCTTTTGTCTGTTAATTAAAGATATTGAAGATGAATACTCTGCTGTTGTATTAAACTCCGATATATTGTACTGACCTACGTTTGATTGGGGTAATGTGTACGCTTGTTTCTTGTATGCGCCAGAATAATCATACGCCCAGTTTAAGACTACAGTAGACTCTGCGCCATCAAATGTAGTTAAGTTAATCTTCTTTAAGAATTTAAGATTAGAAGTATTGCCAAAGCTTAACGGATGGCTAAAGTAACTTAACTGATAACTCGCTGTATTGTCCGTGTAAGTCTTATACTCACCTATCCCGTCCTTTACACCAATATACATCTTGTCATTTACAGTATGAGTAAAGGCTAAAGGACTAATAGAAGACCATGTAGTGGCTCTGTAACTACCATCCTGTAATGGGAATCGTGTATCAAATGCGTACACTACCGCAAGAACTGGGAAGTTAAGTAACACAAACGCTTCTTGTGGCGAATAGTGTAAAGATATATTGCCTGTCTCAGCAGCAAACAAAGACTTAATATCATTATTTACGTTCTTAGAAACATCACCAATAGGTGCTGACTTTTCCTGAATAGTTCTAGCTAGGCTTCGTACACCAGAGTCATCTAAGAATATTAAGTCTCTACCCGTAGAAACTACGGCATCTCTGTTAACACAACCTATATTAGATATGGTGTCACTTAGCGTCATTGTTGCGGGATCATCAGCACCAGAGTAAATAACAATAGAGTTACGTCCAAATATCACTAGGAAGCCATTGTGGGCTGCTAGAGCAACGATAGTGTCATACCCTGTAGGCC